ATATGGTTTGGTCGAAAATCTTGATAGGAAAACAAAAAAATCTTTACGAGGAATAGTTACACCATATTCGTTTTCAACATTACAAATATATGGACCAGGAAAATATGTTCTTGTTGCACATACTGATGTTGATATGTATGTGAAAGGAGTTTATAATAAGTTAAATGACACTCAACAAAAAGTTGTAGATGATTTGATTAAAAAGGGCAAAATCTATAGAACATGGAATTGGAATTTTTGGACAAATTCAGATAGTCGTTCCCCTGAAATTGCTGGTATTTGGGGAGCAATGATTGGAACATTCTATACTATTGGATTAGCCATTCTTATTGCATTTCCTATTGGGATTGGTTGTTCAACATATATGGAAGAATTTCCACAACCAAAAGGTAAAGCTTGGGAACGTTATCAAGATTTTATGGAAATTAACATTAACAATCTTGCGGCAGTTCCAAGTATTGTATATGGACTATTAGGTTTATCAGTATTAATTAATTTTGCTGGATTGCCTAGAAGTTCTAGTTTGGTTGGTGCAATTACACTTGCAATTTTAATATTACCTACTATTGTCATTGCAGGTAGAACATCATTAAGAACTGTTCCACAAAGTATTAGAGATGCTAGTAATGCATTAGGAGCAAGTAGATTACAAACAACAATATATCAAATTTTACCTGCTGCAATGCCAGGTATTATTACAGGAACAATTATTGGTATAGCTAGAGCAATAGGTGAAAGTGCTCCATTAATTATGATTGGAATGGTTGCATTTATTTTAACTGCACCAACAACACCATTGGATGCATCAACTACACTTCCAGTTCAAATATTCTTATGGGCTGATTCACCAGAAAGAGGATTTGCAGAAAAAACAAGTGCAGCAATTCTAGTTCTTCTGTTTATACTAATATCACTAAATCTATTAGCAATTTGGTTGAGAAAAAGGTTTGAAATAAAATGGTAAGAGAAACATTAACACTAACAGAAAGTACAAAAATTAATTCGAGAAATCTTAATATTTGGTATGGAGACCATCACGCAATCATTAATGCTGATTTACAAATTAGAAAAAATAATGTGACAGCACTAATTGGACCTAGTGGATGTGGCAAAAGTACATTTCTTAGAGCACTTAATAGAATGAATGATTTTATTGATGTATGTTCTACAAAAGGTTCTGTTGACATTGATGGAATTGATATCTATAGAACACAATACACAAATGTAAATAATTTGAGAAAAAGTGTTGGAATGGTTTTCCAAAAACCTAATCCATTTCCAAAATCAATTTATGATAATATTGCATATGGACCAAGATTACATCGTATGTATGAAAAAACAAAACAATTAAATGATATTGTAGAACAGAGTTTAATAAAAGCTAATCTATGGAATGAAGTAAAGGATAGATTGAAAGATAGTGCATTTGAATTATCAGGAGGACAACAACAAAGACTTTGTATTGCTAGAACTCTTGCTGTTGATCCTCAAATTCTTTTATTAGATGAACCTTGTTCTGCATTAGATCCAATTTCAACAAATGCAATTGAAGAATTGATTCTTGAATTAAAGAAATCATATACTATTGTAATGGTGACACATAATATGCAACAAGCAAGACGAATTTCAGATACCACTGCTTATTTTCATATGGGTGAAATCATTGAAAAAGGTTCTACAAAAAAGATATTTGAAAATCCAAATCATAGAAAAACAAAATCATATGTTAGTGGAGATTTTGGTTGACAAATGATTTTTTATATGGTATAAATATACTTGTGATTGTTTGAGGCAATCTTGAAACTAGACAGGACAGCGGGGCAGGACCGCTGCCGTCCACCATAGATACATCACTCCCTAATTCTAGTTAAAGGGTTTGGTAGGTACTAGACCAGTGGTGTATCTATGATGGGCGGCAAATAGGATCGACTGATAGTGTAGGGAAAGTTTAGATCACCGTGCTGAAGCTACGTAACGCAACAAACTTAATAAATGCTAACGATAATGAAGCATTTGATTACGCTCTAGCAGCCTAGTCTGGGTCCGGTGGGCACCTGGAAACAGAAGCCCACCACTTAACCACGGAGATTGTTATGAAGAATATAAATTTAAATGAAAACTTTACTCATCAAAATATTCTAAATGAAATACAAAAATATTGTATTGATAAAAAACTTGAATATATTGATGGAGTAGTTTCTTGGTGTGAACAAAATAATGTTGAAGTTGAACTTATTGCAGGTTTAATCAAAAAAGATCCAATTATGATGTCAAAACTTCAGTATGAAGCAGAAGAATTGAACATTCTAGAGAAACCAAAAAGACTTCCCCTTTAATGACACCATTTGAAGCATTTTCAATGTACATTGCATTGAAAAATCACTTCACCCAGAAGAGATTTGACTACCTAAAGTACAATGGTAAGTCACGAATGACTCAAAAATCATTCGATAAAAGAAAAGATAAGATATTTTTTCAGAAATTAGCAAAACACGAGGATGTTCAAGGGTTCCTTATTGCTAATTTTATCAAAAATCCCAAAAGTTGGATCAAAGAACTTGTCTATTCTGAAGAATCAGAGAGAGAATATAGGTCTTGGTTGAAGAAACAACAGTCTTTGACTTATTTGTTTAAACAAGACCTATCAAAACTTGATGATGACTTCAATCAAAACCTAAAAATAGAGCAAAATCAACACCCAATAGTGTTAAAACTGTATTTGGGTAATAAAATATCGTTAGAAACACTTTGTATATTGATTAAAATGACAAAAACTGAAAAATATTTTCACAAAAATCTAAAAGGTGAACCAATATGGGAGGAAATTGATTTAAAAATTAAAAAATACACACCATTTATTCAGTATAATGAAGAAAAATTAAAGAAAATAGTCCTTGACTACTTCAAATAATTATGTTATATATAATCTTGACTCAAATGAGTCATATTCAACACTCAAACACTCAAACACTCGAAAGGAAATACTATGGACTTCTCTAAATTGAAAAGTATGTCTGGAAAAAAGTCAATGGAAGCTCTTAATGCAGAACTTTCAAAGATGGCAAACCAAGACAGTGGTAAAAAAGGTGCAGATGAACGGTTTTGGACTCCTACAGTAGATAAATCAGGTAATGGCTACGCTATTATTCGTTTTCTACCACCTCCAAGTGAAGAGGATGTTCCTTTTGTTCGTCTTTATGACCACGGTTTTCAAGGACCAACTGGACTTTGGTATATTGAAAACTCTCTAACAACAATTGGTAAACCAGATCCAGTTTCTGAGTATAATTCAAAACTATGGAACTCTGGTGTAGAGTCTGATAAAGAGATTGCTCGTAAGCAAAAACGGCGTTTGCATTTTATTAGTAACATTTATGTTGTCACTGATTCTGCAAAACCAGAAAATGAAGGAAAAGTATTCCTTTACAAGTATGGTAAGAAAATCTTTGAAAAACTAAATGAAGCTATGAATCCACAGTTTGCTGATGAAGAGTCAGTAAACCCATTTGATTTATGGAATGGTGCAAATTTCAAACTCAAGATTCGTAATGTAGAAGGATATCGTAACTATGATCGTTCAGAGTTTGATTCCCCATCTGCTTTGAGTGAAGATGATTCTGAACTGGAGCGTATCTGGAAATCAGAAAATTCTTTGCAAGAGTTTGTAAATGAATCCAATTTTAAGTCCTATGAACAGTTGAAGGATCGTCTTATGCGGGTTCTTAATATGGAACAAAAACAAGAACCAGTATATCGTCCAGAAATGGATATTCCTGAAACTAAACAACCTGAATTTTCTAATACTGATTATCAGGTTACTAGTAATAACGACGATGATGATGAATCATTGGAGTTTTTTCAAAAACTGGCAAATAGCTAAGTTTAAGGGGAGCATTGCTCCCCTTTTTTATGTATCACCCATATGTGCTTCTGAATTTATTTGTGGTGTAGGATCTATTGGGGTTTGTGGAGGAGGTGGTGGTGAAGGAGCTAATGGGTGTGATGATAGTGGTGGTGATGGTTTTGATAATGGGTGTGTTGAAGTATTTCTTGTATTTCTTGAATATCTAAAAAATACTCCAGAAGGCGATTCTTCTGTTTGTGGATTTTTTGTTAAATAATTTGCTATTGCTCCTATGTCATTGTTAGAGAGTGTCGTTTGACTATCAGGAACTTCTGCTGGTATATCTTCTCGTTTTGGTGGAACAACTTCTCCACCTCTTCTTGGTTTAGGAACAGAGGGTTCTGGTTTATAATTACTATCTTTCTTATACCTCTGCATTTCATAAAGAATTCTAGGAGCAAAACTTCTTTCTGTGACATATTCACCACTTGGTAATTTCATACCAGCTCCAGATGGTGCTCCTGGATCACCGTGTGGTGTTTGAAATGTAACTCCAGGTATGCGACCTAAAGTATTGGCGTTTAATCTTGCATAATCTCTAACAAAGTCTGGATTTCCCATTAATTCCCTGAATTTTGGATCATTTGTAAAACCAGGTTCTGTGTGAAATGTTCCAGGTACACCTCCGACTCTACCACCCCTTCTCCTTTTATTTTCTGAGGTAGTATAAATACCAGGACCGTATTTTCCACCTCTTCTTATTCTATAATTTTCATAACCGTATTGTGTTGCTAAATTTACAAACTCATCTCTATTCTGTCTAACTGCATCTAGTTCTTCTTTCGTAATATCATCAGGTACAATAATTTCATAACCTTTTGCTCCCCTACCAGCAGCATTGAAATCTAAGAATACTGTTCTATTTCCTGGCGTTCTTCCATATCTTTCACCTTCTCGCCTCATTTCTCTTCTTGTTCTGTATTCAATACCAAAATCGCCTGGAGGACCTGAAGGAATTCTTTTTGAGGGTTCTACATCAGTTTGTTCTTTATCCTTCTGTTCTTTTATTCTACTCTCAGATGTATCTTCTGGTAGATTAAAATCTCGGTTTGTTCTTGCTTGTGGTGTTCTAGGTGATTCTTTTGTTAACCCAAGACTTTTACCAACTGTTGCTGCTAATGCAGGAACAGAACCTAGAAGTAATCCTACTAAAGCAGAAAGTAAAGATGGATTCTGTTTTAAATAGTTTATAACATCATCTTTTGTTATTGACGATAAACCTTTAAGTCTGTTTCTTAATGATGTAGATTCCTTTTTTTCTTTTTGTGTTATTTTTATAGAATCAATATTTTCACTAATATTTAAAAAGTTAGCACTTAATGAAGAAATGTTTTCAACAATAGAACTAGATAAATTGTTTTCTGTTGAAGATATACCAGTTATTCTTTCACTAATAACACTAAGTGTCTGGAATAATCTTTCTAATAAAGAACTATTTTTGTCTAATGAACTAGATAAACGAATTATGGATTTATCAATGTCTTTAAGTTTAGGATCTAGTTCATTTAGTTTTCTTAACTTCAAGTCTAAAACACGAGATAATAATCTTAGATATCTTGAAATTTTATTATTATTTCTTCGTGCTTCAACTCTAAACAAGTTAATGCGTGTTCTAGTATTTCTTGTTTTAGAATTTAATAATGCTGATACTTTTTGAAGATCTGATTCTAACATTTTTTAAAAATCTTGATTTAAAGTATCAGGATCAATATATTGATTGAGTTTGATCTTGTGTTTTGGTCGTGGTGCTTTATTAACACCATTTCCAGATTCATTTTCTCCTGGAGAAGATATATTATTATAAAAACCAGCTCCTGCTAAAGGACCTAAAGGACCTGCAACAGGCTGTCTTTGTGATGGTGCTTGTTGTTGTTGTTTTTTTGCTTTTTCTTCTGCTTCTCTAGCTCTTTTTAATATATCATCTAAAATTTTATTCATTTCATCTTCAGTTTTAGGTGGAGTAAGATCAGCATCGTCCATACTTTGAAGCATTTTAGATTGCTCCATTAACTCTTTCATTCTTTTTTCATCAACATATCTTTCATATCCAAGCATTCTTCCAAGATCAGATGGTTCTCTTAAAATGTCTCTAAAATTAAGAAGTGGTTGTTTTTTTTCAATTCTTCCAAGAGCAGATGGTTTTAGTGGTTGTTTTTTTTCAATTCTACCCTCAATATCCTCACCTTCAGGCATACCAGTTGCCTTATAGAATCCTTTTAAAAAGTCTGGAACACCAGTTAAATCAGGTTCATCTGGTTTATAATCTGCATCATCCATACCTTGATATTGTTTAGGATCAGCATCAGATGGATAATATGTTCTCATAAACTGATTTTCTTCATCACTAAAGACACTTTCATTCTGTGAAGCTTTTGCTTGTGACACTCCTGGTATGAGTGATCTTAGTATATCTCCTGTTGTTACTACTGGTGCTTTATCTGTACCTGGTTGTGACACATCTGGATCAGGTTGTGTTTTAGCATCAGATTGTCTTTGTCTCTCTCTTTGTTGTTTTGGTAAATCGTCTCTATTAAATCTACCAGACATATGTGAACGGATAACACGCCTTGCCCATCCAGGTAAACTATTTCCACTATAGTTAGGTCCCCAATATCTTCTTGAACCCATATCTAAATGTATGCTATTAGCATAAACTCCAATTCCTTTGTAACCAAGTGCACTGGCATTTTTTATCAATTCTTGTCTTTGTTCTATAGATAAATGTCTAACATCTATATCAATAGCATTACCGCTTGTGTGTTGTGATTTTCTTGCACCACCAACTCTTCTATTGTAACTTGGTGATCTAAAACCCGATATGACTTTAAGAGGTCCTACAAATTGTTGTAATTCGTTAAATCTTGAAGTAACTTCTTCATTTACACCAGACAATTTTCTTTGTGTTGGAAATTGCCTACCTTGTTCTTGTGGTGGTTCTCTACTAGAATCAGGCTGAGGTGCTGTTTCTGTTTCTTGTCTAGATTGTTGTTGTCTTTCCTGTTCAATTCCTCTTTGATATTCTTGTGCTCTTATTCCGTGTTTTGTTCTATATCTTCCAGCACCTCTACCCCCACTATAATAATATTCTCTTGTTATATCTTTTTTACCAACACCAAGATATTGGCCGTGTGCACCTGCTTGCATTCTTCTTCTTGCAACATCTAATGATGCATTATCTGTTGCCATACTTGTATTATTTGCACCAGATATAGTTTTGTTTATAACACTTTGCTTAAATCTTTCCAATTCTTCTGGTGAAGGATTATAATTTTTTATTACAGGATAATAACCACCTCTTACTCCTTCGGATCTAACTGAAGACATTGTTGAAGACAGAGATCTGCCTGTAAACATAGATCTATTAAAAACAGTTTCAGAAAATAGTTGTTGATTTATTGGATTTTTTCCAACTTCAGTTCTAGATAAATTGTAAAGTCTTCTTATTACAGCAGGATTTTCTAATTCTTTTTCAAATGCTGCTTTTCTATCTCTTGCTAGACTACCGCTATATTCACCAGAACTAGGAGTTGTACCAGACGGAGATAATGATGGTCCTTGGTCTGTTTGACCGCCTGTTCTTCTACTTCCAGATGTATCTCGTGGTATATTAAATTCTGCATCACTGCCTGCTTGTGGTGTTCCAGGAGGTTCTTTTCTTAAAGCTGCAGCAGTACCTAAAGCAGCAGCACCTAAAGCAGCACCACCCAAGGCTAGGGGACTTGTTAAAATACCTTTAATTCCAGATAATACTGAACCAATAAGACTCTGTTTTGTTTCTTCACCAGCTCCTGTGGCATCAGCAGCTGCTACACCAGAAACAGTTTTTCCAGTAGCAGGGTCTACAACAACTGTTCCTCTAGCACCTTCAACTGCAGCAGTTCTTGCTTCTCTCTCTTGTTGAAGAGAAAGTTTATCTATTTTTTCAGTTATATTTTGAGATTGGTTGGATAGATATGTTAGTTGGTTACTTGTAACTGTAGATAATTTTTCAATGTTCTGAGAAACAGAATCTACAGTTCTTTGTAGTTGGGTTTGTTGTGATAATATATTATCAATTTTATTATTTGTGGCAGATACATTATCTGCCACACTTTGAACACTTGTTTGTATTGAATTTATCTCAGAAGAAATTTGATCTATTTTTGATAGTTTTTCATCAATAACAGATTTAATTGAACCTATAGCATTTTCAAGTGTTTGATTATTATTAGATGCTTCTTGTCTAAAATTATTAAGATTTGTAGATAATTCATCAACTTTTGAATTTATTAATTCACTTATCTTACTTAAAATTTCTTCTGATTCTACTGCCATTATACTAGACTTTCTTGTTCTCTTTCTTTTCTTTGTTCATCAAGATGTCTTAATAGCATATTCATATAGATATCCCGCTCAAATGGTATTAAGTTTTCTATTTCTGTAATAGAATATTTATGATGTTGAGCCATTGAGAAAATTACATGATAATAATTCTCTAAACTATTATGACTCAACGCCAAGTAAAAAAATCATTTAATGAGTTGAACTCTATAGTCCTTTCATTACCAAGAGAATTTTTATATCTAATGGTGTGTTGTAACTTTGGACAATTTTCAAAAAATTCTTGAACCTGTTCAAAAACTTTAACACTAAGGTTTTCAAGAAAGTCTTCAATTTCTTGATTTGAATAATCACTTAGTTCATAAACTTCATCACCATTATAAATCTTATCCACACATCTAACAATTAGTTTAAACAAATGTTCATCTTCTTCATTTAAGAATTCTTTATCATCATAAAGTTTTGCAGATGGATATTTCATAATCATTCCAATGTTATCAGAAATTTTAATAATTTCTTTCTTATCTTTTGGAACATCAACTTTAATATTCTTTAAATTTACTTCAAAATCATAAACTTTATCATCCTCATAATCTCTATATGAAACCTTTAAAACTTCTTCTACTGATATTGCTCTTAATTGTAGAAAGATATATTCTAAATCAAATATTGCTAAACTATCAATATCAAGATCGCTATCCAAAGAGCAATTATTCACTATCTGTTTAATTGCTGTAAGAATGTCTTCTGGTTCATCAGATTCTTTTGCCATCAGAAGAAGTTTTTCTTCTTTTACAAGAAAGGGTCTGAAGTTTTTCTTTTTACCAAGTGAAGGCACTTCAATCTTATATGACGGGTGTGATATTTTAGGTAACATTATATTCTCCAAATATTATTGTAATAAATC